TTCAGCGATCTTAGGAAGGATAATGTTCCGTAAGGTGGGGGGAGTGTACCGGCACCTGTATCACCTTGTTCCCGAACGGGGATCTTTATTTCCTGAACTAACTTCTTATCTTAGAAAATTACAACTTCACTTTCCGGCTGCCGCCCCTATCGCCTTGGATTCATTTCCAGGCTTGTATTCGGGCCGTAAGCGCAGGAATTATGAGCAGGCTTTGGAAGAGTATAAGAATAGAGGGTTCCTTGAGTCACATGCCCACATTAAGATGTTTCTCAAGTATGAGAAGGATATAAGATCTGACAAACCCGAACGGATACCCCGAGTAATATCGCCAGCGGGGTTTCCCTATTTATTGTTGACAGGAGTTTATATTAAACCTATTGAGGAGCCTATTTATGAAGCTATCAATGAGGTCTTTGGTTATAAAGTAGTGGCAAAGGGTGTCAATTATGATGCTCTGGCAGGTATGATGTCGGATAACTGGAATTCGTTCCAAAATCCTGCTTCTATAGATCTGGATGTCGAGAAATTGGACCAAAGTGTTTGCGAGGAATTGCTGGAGTGGGTGCATATGATTATTTGTATGTGCTACAAAGGCGAGGAGCAATTGGATATAGGTAGACTCTTGAGGTACCAGCTCAAAACGCTGGGTAAGGGCCGATGTGATGACGGCCATTTCACCTACAAGGTAAGGGGGACGCTGACCTCGGGTCAGATGAATACCTCTCTCACGGGGGTGTTAATTGTTACTGGAATCTTATACAAGGTTGTCAAAAGTAGAAGATTACGTTTGCTTAATTGCGGTGACGATTGTACACTATATGGAGAGGCACAAATGATGAGGGGAATTGTCGAGGAGTTGAGAGCCAGGTTCAGGGTTTTCGGCATGGAAATTGAGGTTGGTCAATTAGCTACCAACATTTCATCGTCCGAATTCTGCCAGATGAAAGTTCTCCACACAGGATCCGAGTACAGGGTCATGCGCAATGTAAGTGCCATGTTAACAAAGGATTCAGTGTGTTTGGATAATCTTCAGACTCCACACAAACTCGCGGCCTGGTGTAAAGGAATTGCTAAAGGTGGACTAGCTTGCTTTGATGGCTTGCCTGTTGCATCTTCGTTCTACCGGTGCCTTTTACGAAACTCAGAG